AGCTAGGTTCATTACTCTTAGCAGTTCTAGGATAAGGTATTTTTAATTTATCAAAGGCTTCTCCTATTTGTCTTGCGGCCCAGATATCTATATCCTTACCTGCTATTTTATTTATTTTAAGTAAAGTTTCTTTCTCTTGCTTTTCAAACTCTTTAATCATCCTTTGAGCTTTCTCCACATCTACTCTAATTCCTTTTTGTCTCATCAAAATTAAAATAGGAAGTAATTTAGATTCCATGTCCCAAATGGTAGTTAAATTTTGTTTGATGATTTCATTCTTTAGAAATCCCCATAGCTTTAGCGTGAGCCGTGCATCTTGTTCCGCATAAAAACCAACATACTCTGCAGGAAGCTTCCACATCTCTGCTTTAGGATCAATGCCATGATCTTTAGCTGCTTCTTTCAAATCAGTTTCAGCTTTAATCTCTCCTAAATAATCTTTTGCTAATGCATTTAGATTATATGCCCATCTATTTTCATCAACGATTGCTGCTGCAACCATTGTATCTACAATCTCTCCGTTAACTTTAATACCCATAGATTGTAACCAACCTAAATCGTATTGAGCATTATGAAATATTTTTCTGCAAGGAAGTGCACAAACTTCTTTCATATAACTAATAACTTGTTTAGGCACCATGTTGCCACCCCCATAGTGTTTAAATGGATAATAACCTTGCCATCCTTCAACAGCGACAGCAAAACCGATTACATAACCTTTATTAATGGCCCAACCAGCGCCTAACCCTTCATTGATACCATCATCTCTAGTTTCTAAATCTATTGCTATTTCAGTTGCATTAGATAAATCTTTATACTCTGATGGGCATAACCACATACTTTTCTTAAACGTTAATGAATATTGTAAACTTGTCATTTAAATTACCCAAAATAAAAAAGTTAATATACAAACACAGGTAATAAAACCCATATCGTAAACAAGCATATCTTTATTCATTGTAGTCCCTTTCCAAAACCATTTCTAAATAATGAATAGCTTTTAAAATATCTTCTTTTTTTCCTTTTAATTTATGTCTGCATATGTACTTGATTGCATTACCTTCTGCAAATGGTAAATTGTTTTCATTAATAAACTTAGATGGCTGTATTTTCATTTTTTGATAATGAGATCCTCCAACTTGTTTAAAAAAAGATTTATTGGTCATTTTTTTTCTCCGTTAAGTATTTTAAGTAGTCTTCCCCTATTGGATAGTTATATTTATGATCAGAACTTAGTAAGTGTAATGAATACTTAGGTCTGGTCACAGCAACATAAACTACTCTTTTTTCGTCCATTTTTTCCTGTACTGTTTTGTTTTGATATTGAGAAGCATAATCTGCTTTGAAATAGACTAAAACATTATCAGCTTCTCCTCCTTTTACAGAATGTATGGTATCTATAATCATTGTTGGATCTTTATCTAATTGATCCTCTCCATACTTCTGTAATAGAATATTTATGTAAGTAACTTCAGTTGGTGTAATATTTCTTTTTAAAACATGAAACCATTCCTGACCTTTAAGTTCATCTTTTATAGTTAACCCACACCAAGCTTTTAAATCTTCAAAACTGTATTGACCAAATCTATCTTGTTCGTCCCAAAAGTCTTTTTTTCTATATAAATCTTTAGCTAAATATCTAGTATATTTATAAAAGTTTTGCGCCTCTTCTTTGTTTATTTTTTCACCAGCACATAATTTTTTCCAAGTTTTAATAGCCTTCCATTTATTATTAGTAAATGATTTGTTACCTTTGTTATCCATAAAATATAAACCATTATTTTTTGCCATCATTCTAAGCTCATTAACGGTTGAACTAATTCTTCCTAATAAATACCAACTACCTTTATAATCTCCAAAATTAACATCACTAAAAGATCTATAAGCTTTAACAGTATCTTTAATATCTGGATTTGGTAAAAATTCTTTTTCTTCGCTATCTATTATTGCTCGTCTTATTATTTGAGAAAATCTATGTATTTCTTTTCCAAATCTTCTTGTTTGTGTAAGAACTCTTTTTTCACCAGGAAAGTATTTTGTAAAATATTTATAATCAGAACCATTCCATTTATAGATTGCTTGGTCATCATCACCAGCTAAATAAATTTTATTTGCATTGTCCGCTATTTTATAAACAACAGACCATTGTAAAGGTGTAAAATCTTGGGCTTCATCTAATATTAAAACTTCTAAAGAAGGAAAATCAACTTCATCAATAGTCTTTTCAATCATATCTGTGAAATCCATATATTTAGTTTCTCCCTCTTTTTTATATTTATTATAGGCATCAACTTTTCTTAATAATAAATGTAAAGATTCCCTTTTATATGTTTCATTACGATATACCTGTTCCACAGGTTGCATCATGTTTCTTGCTTTATCATAAATATGTAAAGACCAATCCTTATAAACAAATGAATCATCATCTAATCTAGAATCAGAACTTTTTATAATTGTACTTTCTAATGCAAATTCAACCATACATCTTTGAGGATCAAACACTTCTTGAGTAAAATATTTCTTACAATATTTATGTAATGTCTTAAATCTTTGAAAATCTTTTATTGTATATTGAGGAAAAGCTTTTAAAGCTCTATCTATTGCTGTATTAACAGCTTTGTTTGTAAAAGATATAAAAGCTATATCTTGTGGTTTAATACCTTCAGCTAAATGTTTTGTAAGTATTTCTTGAACTAATGTATTAGTTTTTCCCGTTCCTGGCGGCCCATAATACTTAATAGTTTTCATTCTAATGCTATTTAGGTGTTCTAAACTGCTGGGCGTGGTAAGCATCATCTAACTCCGTTAATGGTTGTTGTGTAGTTGTTTGTTGTTTAGTTGTTTTAGTTTCTTTGTTGCTTTTAAAATCTGGTAGTTCCATTCTCCATAAATTCTTTTGACCTTTATAGTAATCTATTTTTACACACTGCATTGCTTGTAATGCTTCTTGTGAGTTTGAAAATAATTTATTTCCAGCTCTTTTTACAAATTCGTCTAATGTACTTTTTTTAAAATATATATGATCTTTACCATCTATTTCTTCTCTTACTAAATAATTATTTTTAAGTTCATCAAAATCTTCAACCAGTAAATGTGTTTCAAAAAATTTCTTTTTAAATGCAAATACAGTATCTTCTAAAGTATCTTCATATCTTGCATCTATATTTTCTTTTGCTTTATCAAATAAACCTTGTACTAACATTTCAAAAGGATTAGGTCCTTTTTTAGGTTTAGGTAATGTCATCCAATTTATAGAATAAGTTAACATCTTTTTTCTAAAAGATTTTTCATCAATTAAATCATCATCAGTTTTAAATATCATGTTTGTATTTTTGTATTTAAATTCAATAAAAGTTTCTTTTACATTTCTTGTAACAACTACATTTTCAAATTCATCTATGATATCTGGTACTTGGCAACCAATTCCAAGTTTCCTCATTTGACACACTTGTTTATTACAAATAGGTATCATGTGTGGATACCTTGGTGGACATTTATAATTATAATTTTTCTTTGCTGTAGATTGAGCAACACTTCCTAATATTTCTTTTTCAGTTAAAGGTTTAGTAAATATTGCCTGATTTCTTTCAAATAAAGTATTTACTAAAGTTTTTTTATCTATGTTACCGTCTGACTTTTTCATTTCAAGAACAGCCATATTAAACATGATATCGTTTCTATGATCCCCAGCCCATTTATCTGTAAGTAAATTTTGTATACACGGAGGATATTCATTCCAATCTAATTCTGGTTCATATTTTTTAGTTTTAAAATTTATTAAATCATCAAATGATAATCTTTTTTTAAATGCTAATTCTATAAATTGTTCTAAATCTAATCCTTCTCCTTTATCATCATATGCATATTCAATCGTTCTAGTCTCCTTATGATAAGGCATCCCTAAATGTTTATTACGAGGAAATACTTCTTTTGCTAAAAAATAACTTTCATTCCATTTATCTAAAACTTCTCTAACTTTTTTTTCATCGGACCAATCAGTTAAAAATAAAATTAAATGTAAACCACCTGACTTTGATCTAAGGGGAACTAAAGGAAGGCTATTTTGTTTTATAATATCTACAAATTTCTTTTCATTAAAATCTTTATAACTACCTGGGTCCATATCAATGCAACCCCATTTTGTTTTACCATTTATCTCTGGTTTAATTCCAATAATAATTTCTCCGTCCAAATGCTTTTTCCAAAGCTCCGCCGTTACTGGCTTATAGACAGTTACATATTTAGCTTGTCTCTTACCTCGCTCATCAAGGTCACCCGTTAAGGGGACCTCAATG